TCCAGATTCTCTTGAAGTGCATCCCCTACGCCTTCGACCGTGTTTATGCGCTGGAGTTGGAGCTCTCGCAGATTACTGAACGAGAGGTCGCCCTGTGCGATGTCGAGTGAGGCTGCGCCGAGGTCGGAGACGCCAGCCGTCAGAAACGGCGCTGCGCCGGCTGCGATGTCGCCACCGGGCATATCCCCGGCGGCCTGTCCAGCGCCGCGGACGGCGTCAGTAATCCCAGCTTCTTGCATCCCGCGGACGCCGAGGAGTCCGAGACCGGTGCCAGCACCGACGGCGCCCGCGGTGCCGAGCGTTCCCATACCCGCGATCCCGGGGCCAGCACCGGCAAGGCCGCCGAGGCCGCGGGCGAGCAAGCCGCCAGTCACCGCCGTTGAGAGTGCCCCGCCACCACCGCCACCGCCGCCGCCAACATCACCATCCTGAAGCGTTATGAGGATGTCTTCGAGAATCTTGTTTCGTTCCTCGTCGAAGTCTGCAGAATCCCGCTGGGCCGCGAGCGTCCGGCGCTGCACCTCGAGCATCGCTCCAGTCGAGATAGCTCCGTCACCATCGCCACCACCGCCACCCGAGCTATGCGGCCGGCCCGCACGGGCCCGGCCGTCACTATCCATCTGCACCGTGACGCCACGCAGGTCGGCGTCGACGTTCTGCGCTGCTTCGATCTCCTCGATAACGAGGCGTCCCGTGCTTTCGAACTTAGTCATTGGTCAGGTGGTAGTGGGCGTAGTGGATGAGGTCGCTCTCAGGCCACTCGCGCACCTCGCGCGGGTCGTGGCCTGCGTCGATCGCGGCGGTGATTCCATACCGGATCAGATCGCTCATATCCGGATCTGCAGCCTCGCCGGCTGCCAGCCGCCGCGTCGTTCTCAGTTTCCCGGTTTGATGTCGTTCAGGTCGTTGACTCGGTCCTGGAGCCAGTCACTGATTCTTGGGTGGAGTGCCGCCGTTGTCGTCGCTTTCGACTTGATGTCCTTGTCGTCAATCCAGGGTGCGTCAGTGATGGCGGCGGCGAACAACCAAGTGTTGAGTTCATTTTGTCCGCCGTTGACCGTGGTCCGGTTGAACGCGTCCACTGTCTGGTCACGGGTCCGGGTCGTATACGCCTGCAGTTCAACGACGGCGTCTTCACCCCAGCCATCGAACTCCGTCCGTTCGTCACCGTGGATGGCGAGTGCCAGCGCTTTTTTATCACGGCGTGCACGGACGAGTTCGAGTTGTTCATCGTCGCCTAATCCAGCACTCTCAACGCCGTCACTCCCGTCAGCGGTATCCTCACTGGCCTCAGCAGCATCGGCGTCGTCTTCAGCACGCTCCTCCAGCTCCTCAATGCGATTGCAGAGTCGTTCGTACTCGTCGCCGAGCACGTACGTCCGTGTCGGTGGCTCGTACCCAGTCATGCTGTCGGATCAGAAGCTGTGACGCCAGACGCCCACCAGTCGGTGGGCTCTGTCAGGTCGTTGCCGCGGGCGACCAGGTCCTGCCAGTTGTAGTTCCGAGGTTTCCCGCTGGAAAAGGAGTAGTCGGCGATCGTCGTCCCGTCATGATCCAGCGCCAGGCTGACCGACTGGCTGTTCACGGAGTTCTCGATCGACGTCGCGCCCGACGATCCGTAGGCGTATTCGAGGTGGGTCGAACCCTCAAAGACGCCGGCCATCGTGGCTGACGAATTGATGTCACCGAGAACAGCGTCCTGAACGATCGGGCTCGTACTGCCGAACTGCGGCCGGCTGATCCCTTCGATGCGGACGGTCGCCGACTGCAGTTTCGAGACTGTTGAGCCGGCGATCTTCAGGTCAGCGCCGTGGCCTGGCACTTCGTCTCCCGTCGAATTGTTCTCGATAGTTCCAGGCGTGACGCTCGTGTTCAGATCCTCCTCGGCGTAGAAGCCCTGCAGCGTGACCCGGACCGCATCGGTTGTCCCGTTGTAGGAGACTTCCATCACAAGCGGCGCCCAGCCCTGGATCTGGCGTTCGTCGACAGTCCCATCAGGCTGTTCGACCGCCAAGTACCACTCGGCGCTGGCAGCATTTCCGTTCGTGAAGCCGGTGTTACCGTCGTTGAAGACGATGCGGTGGAAGTCGTCATTTTGCATCACGAACGACACGTTGAGCTGGCCGTCCAGCCGCTGTGCGATCGCGTCGGCATCTTCGACGTCGCCCGGAAGCGCCAGCCGAAGCAGGTTCCGGTTGATTTCGACCGTCTCGAATCGGACGTTCGTCCCGACGTTGTAGTACGTCGGCGTGCCTGGCGTCGTGTTGTAACTCGACTCGGGAACGAATGCCGCCGTTTCAGCGCCCGTCCCCGGCATCAGTCGATACCTCCGTCAGTGTGGTGTGCGTGTGTCATAGTCTGATCAGTCCTCGATCAGTCGGATGTCGTAGGAAAAAATGAGGTCCGTCTGCGGTGCTGGTTGCGGCCGGCGTGCATTCTCGCTGATCCGATACGTGCCGTCGTACTGCGTGCTGCCGTTCGCGCCCGACACGTCGACGCGCTCTACTGTCTCGTCGTCGAGAATCGTCTTGTAGTCGCTCGCAAGAGACTTGGCGTTCGTGCCGACCCACTCGCCTTGCAGCCGGATCTCGCCAGGCTTGAGGCCAGCAAAGTCCGATCCTGGCCGGCCCGAGGTGGCAGAGTGGCGTTCGACTTCGTGCTCCTGCGCCCGCGTCACCTCGCCCATCGAGTCCTTTGGAAGCGTCACGACGGGCGAAGAATCACCGGCAGGTGTGAGTTCGAGATCGTCCATGGTCAGGAGTGGATTGCCTGGTTGATATCGGCCGCATCAAGCCAGGTGATCTGCGGCCGGAACGTCGTTGCTGATTGATTGGGCCCGAACCGCACCGGGAGGTTGACTTCGCCCGGGACGACGTCCTGGGCGCTGTGGTTACCGCCCGGATCGTCAGTGTATTCGCCGTATTCGAAGGTCACAGGAGCCGTTGAATCAATGCCGGCTTCGGCGAGGCTCTGCCCCAACTCGGCGAACTTCACGAGGATGTCGTCGTTGCTATTGGCGTCGCCCCATTCGTCGCTGGAGCCCTCCCATTGCTCGAAGCTCACTTGCCAGCTGCGGACACGTGAGCCCGTTCCGACGTACACCTGGGACGTGTTGTTGTCGATGAGGTTGATCGCCTCGCCGAGCGTCCGCGTCCGCTGGGCGCCGTCGAACAGCCAGAACGCCTCCTGCGACTCAATAACTTCGATATTCCCAGTGCCGACGAACTTTTTCCCGTTGGGGAGCGTCATGCGAACCTTCTCGAGCGTTGCCATCTATCGGACCTCCTGTCTGAGCCAGTTGATCATCGCTTGGACGAACCGCGATGCCGGGATGCCGGGGTGGTCGACACTTCGCAGGTAGACACGTGGATCACCGTCAACGCGCTCCGTGTTCGCGAACATCTCACGGACTTCCTGCGGTGCGTCCTCCCAGATGAACGAGAGGATTGGGTTGCCGTCGATGGTGTATGCGCTCACGCCAAACTGAAAGTACTGTGCTGCGTCGTGCGTCCAGATGACTCGGACGGTGATCGACCGGCCGCGTTCCCGGACATCGTCGATTTCGACTGATTCCGTGATTGGTTTGACGTGGTAATCGTTCCGCTTACCGTAGCTTCGGAGCGTACCGTGGGCGACCCGCACTGCCTGAAAGATGAGGTTGCCCTGCTGGTCGGCGAGTTGCTCGCGAACATCAGCGAGGAGCGCGTCAGCAGCAGGCCCTGGGATGCGATCGGCGATCGACGCCGTGATCTCAGCGCCGACGGGATCTGACAGCAGCTCCGTGCGGAACTCGACCGGGACGTCGACCGCCGTCGCCGGTGTTCGTGACGTCGTCGCCGGAGTCATGGCAGTCCTTCGTAGCCCTTGAACCGGACTGTGAACTGGTAGTTGTAGTAATCCCGATTATCGACTTCAATCGGCTCATCAACCCCGTTCGTAATTTCGAGGGAGTGGTACGTGTACCGACTGTCGAGATTCGTCAGCGGGTATGTCCGCTTTTTGAGGATCGCCCGCTTTGCTTCGTCAACGAGTTGCCGAAAGTCGTGCGCTCGCTCGATACTACCGCCACTGCGGCCGCCCCGAAGGACGGCCCTGGCAGTCACTTCGACGTCGGCCTCAATTTCGTGATCGTATTCCGTCCCGATCGGCGTGGCTCGGCGTTCGACGAACGCTGCCCCGATGACGTCGTGATCCCGGAGGTCGATGTCTTTCGCGCGGGAGCCGCCGCCAGGATAGATGAGTTTCTCGTCGTCGTGGTGGAGCAGTGGCTCCGGCTCAAAGTTATCCGTCTCCCAATTAGTATTGAGAAACTCCAAGACCTCCGCGGCGAGGTCCTCACCCTCTGAGACACTCATCAGTCGTACCCAACTTGATCACTATAGCTGTTGACGGCGCGATTCCACTCGGCCTCCCACTGGTCGATCTTGCTGTCGAGGTCGAGGCTGCCATCGAACAACGCCTCCGTGAAGTCTTCGACACTCGCGAGTTCGACCGCACCAAGCGCAGCGACGGCCTCTCGGACGTTCATCGGACAGTAGTGGACTGTCGTCCCGTTGTTGTGGGAGTTCGTCGTCGTCTTCCGCAGCCCACGCTTCGCAATCGTGACTGTGTCTGCGTCGGGGTCGACGTCGTTCAGGTAGACGTATTCGCTGCCGCCGACGAGGACGAGTGCGTCGCCGTGTGGCAGCCGCGAAGCGTCCATGACCGACACTGTTCCATCAGCATTGGTGTCGATATCCTCGCCGAGCGTCGTCTCGCCAGCGCTGAACACATCGCCACCGGCTGCGATGTGGTACGAGAGTTTGACGAACTTCTCGCGGATACGTCGGAACGCCGGCAGCTGGCCAGCGCCGGGAAGTTTGTAGACGCTGATGATACCGGCGTCCCAGTCTGCCGTCCAGGCGCTGCCCTGCTGGTGCGTAATATCGGTGTACGAATCACGCCCCGTCCGCGTCTTGATGAAGTCGCTTCTGTTCGAATCCAGCGGTTGGACATTCTGGTGGGAAAGGTAGATGCGAACTGGCCATGGACTCCCTTTTGCGTCGAAGTACTTCGGCGCGTCTTCGGATCCGACGGAAACGGCCCGCATCGGCGTCGCTTCGCGGTCCCACTGCGATTCAATTCCCTCAAGCCGGGCAGTGATCGTCTCGCGATCGTCTTCTGTCCCGAGGAAATCGTCGGTGTCGATCTCACTACCCGTGATGTTGGGGTCGTACCGCCGGGCAACATCTTCCGGCGTGGCGTAGCGCAGGCGGGGCATAGGCTACTTGTCAGGTCGTTAGGCCGTGTAGATCATCGCGATGCCGACGCGATCGTTCATCTCGTAGACCGTCTTGACTTGGTCGAGCGACGTGATGCCGCTGTTGTTGTTGAGCCAGGTCTGGATGCGCGATTCGACGGCGTCGCGGTTACGCTTGCTTTCGATGACCTCCACACTGTCCGACATGGGTTATCACCGCCGCCCTTCGAGCCGGAGTGTGATCGAGCCGACGTCCGTTCCCGCAGTGGGATTGGTACCGTCCGAGACCGTGGTGACGAGCACCTGGTCGTTCTGGTCGTCGACCTTTGCGAGGTAGCTCTTGTTGTCGTGACCGACAACGGTTGCGTTGTCGACGACGTCGATGTCCGAGTCGTCCGTCCACGTCGACAGCGGTTCGTTGTCCGCGTTCGTGAGGCTGGTGACGTCGACCGTCACCTCGTCGACGACGCGAGCGCCTGCGTTCTCTGTCATTCGTCGTCGCCTCCGTCGTCATCGCCGGTCACAGCCTCGACGGCCGCCGTCCGTTCGTCGTCGGCGGCCGCGGCGACGAACTCGGCGCGCGCGGTCTTCGACTGGTTCTCTTGCAGGTTGAACTCGTCGGCGTCCTCGCGGAGTTCCTTGCAGATGTCGCCGAGTTCATCCCGCGTGTACCGGTCGGCAAGGTCCTGAGCGAGGCCCGTGTCGTCCTCGCCATCGTCTTCGTCTTCGTCGACGCCGGCGATCTCCCGCAGCTGGTCGCGGATCTGGCCCCCCTTCATCGCAGGGACGAGCCCCAGCGTGTCGAAGACACGCTCTCGGAGGGGTTCGTACGCGTTCGCGCCGAACGCGTTCTGGGGCAGTTGACGCTCGTTCAGGAGCGCCTCCGCGAAGCGCTCGCGGTTGGTGCCGTACAGCACGTCGACGTCCGGGCGGTTCTCCAAGTGCGTGAGTCCGTCGTCTGGGACGAACGCGTAGTACCAGGGTCCGGGGCCGTCTTGGGAGCCCTGCAGCGTCGCGAGCGACGGCCACTGGCCTTCGTTGTTGAGGTGGTTCGTGACCGCGAGCGACGTGTTGTCGCCCGTGTAGCGGATGGCGACCAGTTCGAGTGTCTCCTCGCCGAGGTCTGCCGCGTCGAGGTGGGTCTGGTCGGCTGCAATGCTGGTCATGGTGTTACTCCTCGATCTCGATAATCTTTCCTTGGGCGGAAACATCCCGAGCGACGACCTCGGGGTACATCGCGAAGGCCGCCTCCTGGGCGATCGTGCCCGTCGCGAGCGGGTTGGTCTGCTGGTCAGGGCCAGCCATCCAGGCGTCGGGCTCGCGGTAGTGCTCGAGGCCGATCTTCGGAAGCGTTTCCTCGCTGCCGGGCACCTGGCCCTCGGTCGTGTCGAGGACGAAGATGCGGGACAGCGACTGCCCAGGCACAGACGGCGCGATCACGACCGGAGTGCCGTCCCAGTGCGAGATGCGGGCGTTGAAGTTGTGCCCGAACCGCGTCTCGGCGTCGCCGACCTCTTCGGTCCCGGCCGCCGAGAGCGCGTCGGCGCGGAACTGCGAGTCCCGCAGGTCCGACATGACGCGGCCACTGTCGCGGCCCGTGATGATGATGAGGTCCTCGTAGGACGCCGAGGAGTCCTGCACTTGGTTGTCGATGTGCTGGTTGATGAGGTCGCCCGTCAGCTGCCGGAGCGTCCCGGAGTTGTGGTCGACCGTCGCGTCGAACCAGTTGAGGTAGTTGTCGGAACTCTGCGTGCCAGTGTCTGACCGGTCGATGTCGTAGACGTCGAGGTCACCACCGGCGTAGGCGGTGCCGCTGGCGTCCGTCGCGTTCGCCTCCTCATCAGCACTCCCGACGACGCGGTCGAGCTGGACGACAAAGTCGTCCTGCGTGTAGTCGTCGCCACCGGACGAAACGGCCCGGGCAACGTTGTCGCGCTCGAGCGACCGGTCGACGAACTGCTCGGCGACCTCAACCAGCTTGTCGAAGTTGAGGGTGTCGTGGCCCAGCCGCGACTCGATGTCGTGGATGAAGTCGTTCTCGATCGCCATCGCGATGATCTTCACGCGGGCCTCAACGGAGCGCGTCTCCCACCGGCTTGCGGTCGGGAGGTTGCCACCGCCGGCAACGCCGGATGTCGACGGCGGGTCGAAGATGCCGCGGAACGTCGCTGCCGGCGAGTCCGACATGACGGTGATGGTTTCGTCGTCCGTGCGGTCGATGTCCGGCAGCGCCCCGATGATCGGGGTGTCCATGTTGACGGCGTTGTACAGCGCCAGTCCGGCGATCCGGCTGGCGACACCCGTCGTGTCGACCGAGAACGTCGCCTGCTGTTCGAGGGTGTCGAAGAGGTCGCCACCCCACCGCTTCGTGTTTGCCAGGAAGTTGTGCGTGCCGTGCCGTGATGCGATATCTGCGCGAGGCATGAGTCACTCCACCTCCAGGCCGAGGTCGTCGGCCATGTCGTCGATCTGCGATTCGAGGTCTGTGCTGTCCGTGCCGCCGCCAGCCGGCCCGGGCGTCGCGCCCGTCGCCATCTGCTGGGAGAGCGTCTCGGCGACGTCGCTGCCGAGATCGTCGAGCTGCTCTTCGACCGTGTCCTGCAGACTGCCGACGCGCTCGTCGATCAGCTGCTCGACGCGGTCCTCGGTGAGGCCACCGTCGCTGCCAGTGTCGCCACCGTCGCCGCCCTCGCTGCCGACGTCCCTGAGCTGCTCTTCGAGGTCCTCCTGCAACTCGGTCATCCGCTCGTCGATCAGCTGCTCGACCTGCGACTGCGAGACGGCGTCATTATCGTCGTCATCGTCATCGTCGTCATCCGGCGGACCCTCGCCCTCGTCGGCTTCCTGCATGTCGCGCAGCTCGTCGACGGCGGCCATGACGACCTCCTTGTCGATGTCGAGCTCCTCCGCGAGGTCGGCCGCCTTGTCTTCGATCGCGTCGGCATCCTCCGCCTCCTCGACGATCGTCGCCGCCTGCTCGGACAGCTCTTCGTCGAGGTCCGTGACCGCTTCCATGACGGCGTCGGCGTTGTCGTCGCCGGCCGTCTGTTCAACCGCTGTTTCGAGGTCGATACCTTCGTCGTGGGCGTGCTGAACCGCCTCGGACGCGAGTGCGTCCCGAGACGACCCGAACACGCTCTGAAGAATTCCGCTCATGGATAGTTGCTTCTCGAGTGTTTCGGGCCGCACCGCGTCCTCGCCCTTACCGGTGGGGTCATCAGCCGTGGATGCGGACCCAAAGAGTGCCTGGAACTCGGCGACGCCGAACGACGAGCCCGGGTTCTTGATGAGCTCGTCGTCGCCGACAGTCACCGCCAGGAAGTCGAGGTCGTGGACGACCGTTCCCTCGTCGGAAACGGTCATATCCGTCTTGTCGATCGTGACGCTGAACCCGTCGAGCTCGCCGTAGTACGCTCCCAGGCGGGCCTTCTGGCTGAACCGCGATCCGCGTGAGTCGTCGCTCCCGAACAGGTTGGCCGCCAGCCAGAGGGCGTCCTCGTCGGCCGTGCCGTTATCGCCGGGCAGTGGCTCACCCTCGCGGATCACCTCCGTCCGGAGTTCGTCGCCGGCGTCGAGCTCCAGCGTCTCGCCGGCGTCGAGGTGGACGTTTGACTCACTGTCGAGGGTGTACGACTCAAGGGGCTCGCCGATCCGGACATCGTTGTGTCCGATGGAGATGTTCTCCAAGGCGAGCAACTGGTCGACGTTGCCCTCGAACGCTTCCATCTCGATGTACAGATCATCCTCGCCCGGCGCCGGGTCGTTCCACTGCTCAATGTTGGCCTTGCCGTAGATGATGAAATCGTTAGCCTCGACGATCTCCCGCTCCGTTGAGTCGAGATTCTGCAGGTCAACGTCGATCTCGTCTGCGGTGACCCGCTGCGGCGAAGCTGATGCCAAGACGGGCGCGAACTGGCCGCCAGCCGCGGCTGTGGGGCCGCTGCTACTCATCGTCTACCTCCGTGACAGTCACGTTGTGGCGGCGTTCGATCCCCTCCTGAATCGTGTCCTTCTCTTCCTGAGATAGGTCCTGTTTGTGGATGACCAACTGCTTCGACGGGGTGTCAGAGCGGTCGGGTCCGTCCCCACCCTCTCCGACCACACCAGTCGTTGGCTCGACTGTCTCAACCACTTCGACCGACCCGCCTGTCGCCTGTTCGAGGTCCTCGACCGTGCCGTAGTCGCTGATGTGCGGCTCGGCGAGCTGCTCGTCGTCCGGCCAAGCGTCGATGTTCCAGTCGACGTAGACGCCGGCGTTCGGCATGTCCGTCCCGATGCCGAGGAGTGCGCCCGCTTCGACCGGGCCCTCGTCGCCCTCCTGGACGATCTGGATGACGTCGACCACGAAGTCGTCGGGGGCTTGCACGTCCGTTTCAGCGCTCTCGTAGACGGCCACCCCACTGACAGAGTCGACCCACACGACGCCCTGCACGGACTCGTGACGGGTCCAGTCCGGCGACTCGGCGACGACCGCGTCGAGTTCGTCTGCTTCGAACGTGACGGCGCCGAGCGGTTCGACAGTCACGTCCGGTCGGTCGGCGTCGGCCTCATGCTGGGCCTTGCAGATGGCGTAGGCCCGAGATTCGGAGTGGTTCGGGTTGTCCTCGAGAACTGATTCAACGCACTTTTCGACTGGTTGTGGCATGTTAGAATCCGCCTCCGTTGTTCATTGAGACGTAGTTGATGTTGGTCTGGTTCGAAGTCGCTGGCCGAACAAACATCGAGAGTGGTTCCTGGCCGGCGAGGACGACATCATCGAGTTTCGCAGAAACGTCGATCGGGGACACCTTGTCACCAGGAACGATATCGAAGTACTCTCGCTCACCTCGGTCATTCACTGATGTGTTCGTGCTCTTCGCAGAATCAGTCGTGAGGTCCCAAGAGACGAGGTCGTATTCGGTCGCGGTCTCCGTTGTTCCAGTATCTGTAGGCAGGCCGTAAGCGGTGTTCGAGAGACCAGCACCGATCGTGAGTTGGACTTCGATGTCCTGATCGGCATTGAGCCTGATCGCATTCGGTGTGATGTCTGCCGTCTCCCACCCTACCCGCTTCCGAAGACTCATCACATACGTCCAGTCCGGGAATGCAGCGACCGAGAGCGTGCTACCGCCGTTTTTCTGTGGCGTTAATCCCTCTCCGTTGATCCGCTTTTGATCGCGCCCTGTCTCCCCTTCATAGTGACAAGCCGTCGCGTCAAACCGGAAACCATTGCCCTCAGTCCCAGCCGTCTCGAAAACAAACGGGATGTCGAATTCAGTCCACATGGTGTCGCCGCGCTCCACAAACGCGTGGACTGGATAGAGCTCAAAGGCATCACTAATTCGGCGAAGGTGGCCGTCGTGGATGTCTACAGTCGGATCTTTTTTCACTCCGACGACAACCACGAACGCTGTGTGTCCGTAGCACGCATGAGGAAATCGCACCGTAATCCCGTCAGTCGGATTGACATCAGGCCCCTCGCCTTCCGTCCCGTCCAGCTTGTTGATGTTCCAGTTTTCCTGCGGGACGATCTCTCTCCCTTCACCACCTCGTTCGTTGAAGGCATACAGCTGCGGGCCAGCGGAAGTCGCTCCGTTCTCGCCATCTGCAAAGTCCTGATAGCCGAGCCCGCCGCCGATGCCCGCCGTGCGGTCGTAGTAACCGAGGTAGGAGTCTTGGTCTCCCTGCGGTTCCTGATTCCAGATACCAGCTCCGCCAGAGATGACCGGTTGTCCTGCCCCGTAGTCACCGCGTTCTTTGGTTTCGATATATCCTCCTTCTGGGACCTGGACGTCGGGGCCCGACCGCGTCACACCGGAGTAGTCGAAAAACTTGCTCGTAATTCCGTCACCGGAATCTTCATCGACTTTCTGAAACGAGTGTTCCCAGATGATCTGGAGTTCGCGAGTGACGAGTTCGTTGAATAGATTCGAGCGCTCGTCGAGCGCACCAACGATTCCTTCGTAGCTAGGCATCAGTCTCTCACCTCCCGATGCTCGGCGGTGCGGTGGATGCAGTTCGGATGTAGCTGTCCTCCTTTTGGGTCGGTATCGATGTCATGTGCTTGTGCGACCTCCCGAGCGCGCTGCTGAAACTCGTCGAGTGGGAGCGGCTCACCGCCGGCGTCTGGATTCGTCTCGTCGCGGAATGTCTCGCACGCTTCGCAGGTGCTCTCGTGCTCCGGCCCGCCGAGGTAGAACCGCCGCTCGTCTAGGTCACCCTCAATCATGTAGCCCAGCTGGATTGCGGGCTGGACGACGTTCTGGACGCCGTTGATCGCCCACGTCCGCGCCGTCTCCGCCTCGGCGTTGAACGTGGACTGGATATCCTGCTGGATGGTGTCGATCGACCAGTTGCCCTCTTCGACGAGGTTCCGTTCGAGGATGCCTTCGAACTGCCGGTGCTGGGCGTTGCTCAGCTCCTCGGGTTGCTCAACCGCGCCGCCGGCGATCGCGTCGCCGAGGAGCTCTTGAGCGAACTCTGGGACATCCGAGTTGTCGGTGAACACGGGTTGAGCCTGCCGCTCAGCTGTGTCCTCCGCGAACAGCCCGTCGTACGCCTGGGAGATCCAGCGCGCCCCTTCGCCGGCGGCATCGGCATCCAGCGCCTCGAGTGCGGCCCGAACCTGCTGGCGTGCGACGCCGACGTCGATGCCGTCGCGATCGTCGCCGAACGCAGCCGGCCCGTCGCTGTCGGGTGTTTCGCCGGTGTCGTCGGACTCGGGTTCGGGCTCTGGCTCAACGACGCCCTCTGTATCGGCGAGACGGAACTCGCCGTCTTCAATCGCGTACGGGATACCCGCCTGCTCGGCAGTGGCGGCCGCGGTGACCGCGTCGGACGGCGCCGGCGACTCCTGGGGTTCATCCGAGGGGACGAACCGGATCCGCCAGTCGTCGAACCCGAGGACGCGCATCAGCTTCTGCAGCGGGCCGTCCTTGAGTGACTGGTGTTCCGACGCCAAGTAGTCATCGCGAACGGAGAGTTGCAGCCCCTCGTTGTTGAGGCCGCCCGCGTCCTCGAGCTCGGAGTCCTGGACGTCAACCTGACCGTACACCGACCGGATGTCGGACTTGAAGTCGTCTTTGAGGTCCGGCGACTGGCCCAGTAGGTCCTCGTTCATCAGGTCAATGACCTGAGCGTCACCGCTACTGCCGCCGTTGCCGCCCCGCGGGATCTCGTTGTAGAGTACGCCGTTTGCGTACGGGTCCTGTTTGCGCTCGTCCGACGCTTCGGCGAGCTGCTTCTCGACGGCGTCGCGGTTCGTGGTGTGGAGCACCAGCAGCCGGCCCGGGTACCGGTCAGTGTTCTTGTCGTCGAAGAACGCCGCCGCATAGGAGTTCATCCACACCAGGATTGCCTGGCGCTTCCAGAGGTGCTCGACCGGCGAGAGCCAGTCGTGGCCGGACAGCCGCTCGTTGAACGCGGCGTAGTCGATGACTTCGTCCTCAAAAAACACTTTCTCGACTAAGGAACCTCCGACGTCGTCGACCTCGGCCCAGAACACCTCGCGCCGATCCGCACCGCACTCCTCGCACGTTCCGGGATCCTCTTGCGGATCGTCGCGATGGATCGGACACGTCCACCAGTAGCCGCCGAGTCGACCGTCCTCGTCAACGACGGGTTTGAGGCGTTTCTGGTCAGCCCGGACCAGCTCGATCGGTTCTTGCATCACGGCGCCGTTGACGACGGCGTACCGGTAGCGGACGAGGTGGATCCAGCCACCAAGCCGGCCGGCGTTCTTCGAGAGGGACTGGTACAGCTCCTGAAGAGACTGCCCCTCCTTGTTTACCTCCTCGAAGAAGTGTCGCGCCTCGACGCGCTGGCGCTTGTCCGGGTCGCGAAGGTCCGTCCCCTCGCACACCTCACACTCGCCGACGTCCTCGTCGTATTCCGCGCCGCAATCCTCGCACTTTTTCTCGAACGCGGAGACGAGCAGCGGGAACTTGTTCCGATAGAGGTCACGCGCCCGGCGCTCAACCGACTTTGAGATTTCCATCCCAGCGAGCGCGATCGATTCGAGCATCGTCGGCCCGCGCTGGGAGCGGAACTCGTTCGACCGGCGAATGACACCGCCGGGATCTGCATCGTCGTCGGTGGAACTAGTGTCTGGCGTTGGCTCCACCTGCTTGTGGAGTTGCTGCGCCAGCGACGCTGTCGCGTTCTCGTCATCGTACGGCATGATGACGAGCCCGTCGTCACCCTCCTCGGCTGCGAGTGTATCTGGAATTGACATGGTTGTAGCTACAGATTGTCGAGACCGACGTCCGAACTTGACCACTCGTCGTCGCCGCCACGATCAAGGTTCCGCAGCGCGATCTCGATCGCGTCGAGGCGGTCGTCGTGAGCGCCGGTCGGAAAGTCACACCACTCGTCGCTGATGAACTTTCTCCAGTTGTTCATCGCACCCTCCCAGACCAAGACCTCGCTGCGCTCGAACTTCGACGACATGTCGACGATGCGGGCGTCTTTCTCGCCCGACGATGTCGACTTCTCGATGCGGTAACCCTCGTCCTGCGCGGCCTGGACGATCCACCGCTGCGTGTTGTTCGACTCCGCGAGGACCTTGTTGACGCCCTGGCCGAACCGATTCGAGAGCGCGGCCAGCTGGTCGCCGATCCACTCGACGGCCTCGCCCAGTGTCATGCCGCGTTTACGTCGTAGTCGAACGAGATACGCAAGGTCTGTCGATGGATCTTCAGCCAGCGCGGCGAACGCCCAGTAGTCCGAGTCGCCACGAGCGGCGGCCTCGGGATCCTCGACGGCGGCGACGTCGACGCCGGCGTACAGTCGCAGTCCCGACTCCGGCAGGTCTGAGACGAACTCGAGCATGTCCGCCGACAGGATCTCGCCCTGCAGCGCCGCCGGGTCGTTCTGGTTCTCGCGCTGCCAGATGAGCGTCCCCTGGTCGGCGCCGTAGCCGGTGATCATGTCGTCGATCAGCGACTCGATGGGTGCCCACTCCGGCCAGAGGACGGCGACCTCGTCGCGGTGGACGTCGATGTTGACGACCGTCTCGACTTCCGTGTCGATGCTCCCCATGTCGCCGGCATCGTACCACTGCTCGGCGCCCGTGTCCTGGTGGCGGGTCTTGACCGAGAACTCGCCGTTTTCGACGACCGCCCAGTCGTCGCTGCTGATGGCCTGCTCAACGCGGACGTCCCACTTCGGACCCTGGATGAGCTGGGAGTAGAGGTCCCGCCGGTGCTTGCGCGTCGCGAGGACGAGAAACGTCGAGTTGCCGGCCTTGGTGTCCAGGTTGAGGAAGTCCTGGAACTTCTTCCAGGCGTGCTTGCGCCGGTGTTCCGTCCGCTGGGTCTCGTACGTGACGATGTCGTCGAAGATCACGACGTCGTAGTGGCCGCCCGTGACCCCTGTCTTGAACCCTGCCGCTTGGACGGTGGGCTCCTCAAACGTCTCGTTGCGCTTGAGCTGGAGCTGCGTTTCGTTGTTAATGACGACGTCGCGACCGAACTGCGGGGCGAGGCGCTTGATGTGGTCAGCGAGTTCCGACAGCTTGTCTGTCGCCTTATCCTCGTTGATGGACATCAGGAGGATGCGGATGTTCGGGTTCCGCAGCGCCGCCCACGCCGGCACGACGATCGTCCCGGCCTCGGTTTTGCCGTGTTCACGAGGCATCAGCCGCCCGAGGCGATCCGGTGCCTCCGGATAGTCGTCGGACATCGCCCGGTAGGTGGCGCCGTAGATCTCCCGGAGATGAGGGGGCGGCGCGAGGTCGAAGTCGAAGCACGCGATTGACGTGACGAGTGGATGGGCGAGCGGTTGCTCGCGAACGAGCTGTGCGAGCCGATCACGATGCTCGGGCCCGTAGTCGGACGTGTCCTTGTACGTGACTGACTGTGTCGGCGTCCCCGATCGGGCAGCTACTGCCGGCATGAGTTAGACGCCCCCCGTCAAGTCGTCCAGAATCTCTTGGGTGTCCTCGTCGAGGCCGTGCTCAACGTCGTGGGTCACGCTGCCGTCGACCTCAACTTCGTGGTGTTTGATCTCCTCCGGCGCGAGGTCGAATGTATCGCAGATACCTTCGAACCGCCGGAACCAGCGCTCGTCGCCTGTGCGGTGGCCCATCAGCAGGCAGTACGACGCGGCGTGGCGTGCAATCTCCCGAGAATCGTCCGGGTCGTCCAGTTGTGACGATACCTCCTCGAACGCACGTTGTTCACCCTCCGAGAGTTGTTTCTTGGCCAGCTCTTTGTAGGCCTCGTGTGTGGCGGCGTTGTCGTTGTCCTCAGGAGCGCCGCCATTCTGCCGCTGCCCACCATGATGGTAGCACCGGCCGTTATCCATCGGATGCGCTTCGCAGAACCCGTTGTTGTGGCTAGAGTCGTCGTCCGGCGCGTACTCGTAGTTACACCGGCCGTCAGTGGGTGTGTCTGCTGACATGACGATTTATAAGCGATTGTTTCGTGGCGCTCCGATCAGCGCGGGCAGGTTCGCGGCTGCGACGGCCCTAACCGCTGGGGCCGGCCGGGCTGAGCTGGCGGGGCTGGCGCGGGGTCGTCGACGAGGGAGATGCAGGTGCGAACGCGGACTCTCCCGGAACATCGTCGCGACGGTGACGAGCTACGAGGTGGCAGCGCCGGCAGAGGCCGATCAGATTGTCCCGATCGTCGCCAGCACGGGAATTCTGGTGGTGGACGTCGATCTGCTGGGCCTCCTGGCGTGTCCGGCCACAGTCAGCGCACCTATATGATTTCTTACTTCTTGGCTGCCAGAACTCGTGCTGGTAGTCCATCTCAGACGTCCTCCAAGAGTTCGAAGGTGCAGGGGCCGCACAGTGTGATTGTGTCCTCCGGGGAGAGGTCATATTCTCCGGCGATGAGTCCGCCGAGGGTCGTCGTTTTGAACCAGCGCTCGTGGAGCTGGGCCATCAGTGCCGGATCCTCATCAGGGTAGTGCTCGCCGCAGTCTTGACATGTGTAGCCGTAGCCCATCGGTTAGTCCTCCGTCAGCAGTTCAGACTCGACGATCGGCCCTGCTTCGCGGATCGCGGCGGCCCGATCGGCGTTCGTTTCCTCGGCGGCGCGCAACTCGCCCGGCGGCCACTCACGCTCAAATCGTATCCGACACCGTCTCTTTGTCGCCCAACCCACCGACATCAATCGAGATATCGGTCTCGCCGCCACACTCGGGGCAGTAGTAAAACGCCTCGTCGGTCGGCTCGGTGGACGCCGACCACACGCAGCTCGTGCAGTTGTAGTCGGGCATTACTCTTCCGACGTATTGACCGAGCCAGCGGCAACGGCGGCGCCGAGCAAGACGAGCAGGGAGTCCAGCAGCGTCTCCTCAGCAGCGGCCCGATCGGGGAGCGCACCCCAAGGGTAGGTGCCGGTCACGTACTCGGCGGCCTCCCAGAGTGCCGTCAGTGCGCCGACGAGCAGTAGGTCTTGGCCGAGTGGTGAGTCCTCCGAGGCGATCAGCCCACCCAGGGAGATCCCCGCGACGAGGTGGGCGACGTTGTCGTACCACCACCAGTCCTTGTAGCGCCCCCAGACGTGGAGGCCGATCGTCAGGGCGCCGTAGAGCAGGCCGACGGCGTTCGACCGGGTGGCGAGGTTAGTCATCAAAGTGCTTGTCGAGCGTACTGGCTGCGTCGTCGGCGCTCTCCGTGGCTTCGGTCACCACTTTACCGCCGAGCAGGGCGTGGATGATCAGCCAGTAGAAGCCGATTATCGCAGCACCGATCACGATCCACGTCACCTCGGAGGCGAAGATTCCCGACGTGCCAGCGAGCTCCGGGAGTTCACCGGACTGAGCCATCCGAACGCCGAGGCCGAAGATCGCGATGCCGATCCCAAGCAGGATCAGCAGCGGCGGAAGCATCGCGATTGCGACGACGGCGTTGAGGACGACCGGATGGACCTGGCTGTCGGACGCGCGCTGTTTGATGTCGTCGAGCATGGTGTCAGTCTCCCTCCCGTCTGTCCCGGACCTCCTCGTAGTCGACGACATCTTCGCGGACGAGCCACCACTCGGCGAGCCGCGGCCCGGAAATGATGATCATCGACAGCGTCAGCGCCAGGGCCGGGTCCGCACCCTGGTTGATGGCGTAGCCGGCGAGCACCAGTGCGCCCAGTGAGACGAGACTGTCGAGTGCTCTCCAGACCATTACTCCAAATCCCAGCGTTTTCCGGCAGGCATGATCGACGCGGCGGTTGTGACTCCGAATATCCTCCCGGAGTCTGTTATTGTGACCAGACATTGCACATGAGGTCGCGGGAGGGGATTTGAACCCCTCGCAGCCGGTTTGCCGGCTGTCCGAGCCAGGCGCGACA